ACTTAAACCGAGTTCCAATAGGATACCTTTCCCTTGCTTTTTCTAGATTGGTTTTTTGTTGTTGAAAATATCCTAATTTAGCATATTTTTCTCCATCTATGGTAACTGTACCATCTTCGTTGATTTCTATTTTCATGTTTGTATTATTTAGTTATAAATTACATCAATAAATTTTTTTCCCTTCAAATTTTTCATTTCACGAATCATATCAAATACTATTTTTATCCTGTCAGATTTATACTTCCAGGCTTTACGCTTACATTCAACATCGTTATAATAAGCAACTACATATCCTTTCATAGCTTTAAAATATTTCTTCTTTATCTTCTTCAATTGTTTCTATTGGCAGTGCCGACCACTTTCCGGATGGTAAACTTGCAGACATATCCACATCATTGTCAATCTCAACCCATCTTTGAAGGTGATTAAGTTTGCAGTAATCAATGTTCCCTAATGCTCCATTTCTGTGCTTAGCAATCTTCAGTCTACCATTCCCGTTAGCTTCATATAAAAATGTAACGATATCGGCATCCTGTTCGATTGCTCCCGATTCTCTCAAGTCCGCTAATCTTGGTTCGGCATCTTTTCCCCTTCCTTCTACTTGCCTGGATAACTGGCTTAATGCGATTACCGGAATATTCAACTCTTTAGCTAATACCTTTAACCCTCTCGAAATGCTGCTTATTTCCTGCTCACGGTTGCCGCCTTTAACGTGACCTGACATTAATTGTAAGTAATCAATTATAATTAACCCGACATTATTCTTTGTTACCATCCTGCGTGCTTTAGCTTTTAGTTGCATGATGTTTAAGGTTGCGGTGTCGTCAATATAAATCGGTAAGGTGTTCACCTGGTCCATAGCCTTTGCAAAAAAGTAATCATTGATATCTTTACCGGTAGAAAGGCAATCCATAAAGATGCCGCCTTCATTACTTACTATCCTTTGCGCCAACTGAACCTTCGACATCTCCAAAGAGAAAAAACCAACCCCTTTAATTTTACCCTCTTTATTTTTAAAAGCTGTAGCAGCGTTTTTAGCCAAATTAAGCGCAAAAGCTGTCTTTCCTATACTTGGTCTTGCCGCTATGATTATAAGGTCTGTATTCTGCCAACCGTGCGTTTTTTGATTGAGTTTATCAAACCCAGTATCTACACCTGATAATCCGCTTGGCTGTGTTTTTAAAAGTTCTACCGTATTGGATAGTTCCATAACCGCATCAGATATGTGAGAGTAATCTTTATGAAATAGCGAGTTTTGTATCTGTGCTGAAACAGTATCAACCATAGTTGCTAACTCAAAAACATCGGCACCATCTTCGTAAGCTTCTGCGATTAATTCAGATCCTAACCTGATAACCTCTCGTTGGATATACTTTTCTAAAACAATCTTACAATGTGCATCTGTATTCGTATATCCTACAATTCTGCTTGTAAGTTGCATTAAGTAAAATGCGCCGCCGATTTTTTCTAGTTGTCCTAATGCCTTTAGTTTGTAGGCTAGCGTTTGCATATCAATCGGGCTACCTTCCTTGTACATATCAAACATAGCAGAGAAAATAATCTGATTAGCATCTACATAAAAGCATTCAGGCTTTAAAGTTTCGCTCGCAATCTCGAAAGCTCGTTTATCGAGTAGTATTGCCCCCAAAATCATTTCTTCTAGTTCCCTTGCTTGAGGTGGAACTTTACCGTAAACTAGTTGATATTCTTTTTTCTTTTCCATTAGGCAGTAATTTGTTTTCGTGAGTAATTTCCCTCAAGGACTTTCATGTAGTTTGCTTCGCTTTCAATTATCCAGTCGAACGTAAACCATGTCTCTGACATTATAAACTCGGACTCCTTAACCTTAGCTAGTATTTTATTTAACTCAAATAGCGGCTCTTTAATCCTTGTCTTTAATTTCTTCTTTCGTTTATCGGTTAAGGCAATCAGGCGAGGTTTACCGTAAGATTCTGCAAACTGGTTCCAGTATTCAAAATATGGTTCTGTAATCTTTGGACGGGTTTTAATGAAGTTATGAACGCTCATTTTATCCTTTGATAAAGATTTCCATATTTCTAACTCGTCAGGCGTAGACTGACAAGATACGTTAGTATCTATATTATTTATTACAGTATCATTTACATTAACAGTAACAGCTTCGTTTGCTTCGTTTTGCTTCAATGACAAAGCATTTGCTTCGTTTGCTTCGTTTTGCTTTCTTGCTTCTCTTGATTTTACACCACCTAATTTTCCAGATTCACTTCTTTTTGTCCTTATATTTTCCCAAATTTTAAGGTCTCTTTTTAGTTGTTGTTTTATTGGTTCAAAAACAATATCTAAAAGCATATCATCTACAATAGGGTTTAAATCATTTACATAATCTAGTATTAAAACAAACAATTCTGCCTGTTTTTCTTTTGGTAGTTTCTTAACTACATGAATCAAATCTTTATATAATATAAATGAATTTTTACCCTCTGCCATAAACTAGAATAGTTTATATATAAAAACCTCTTTAGTAAGTCTGTGGTGTTGATAAGACACGTATCGGGATACACTCCGAAAACACAAACCTACTAAAGAGGTCGAAGTTAAAATTAATATATTGTTTTGTGTATCCATGATATGATTCGGATTATCAGCCCGACTGAGCAAATATACAAACTATTTGCAAACTATTTACAAACTTTTAAAACTTTGAAAACTTTGAAAACTTTGAATCAAATCCACACAATGAATTTATAGGCGAAAAACCATACTACGAATTTAAGTTTAATGACAATGTACAAGCCCGGTTAACACCTGATGAATTTTTCAGAACATTATATGAGTTGGGTAATGAAAAAGCTGAAAAAGAAAGTGATCTTGAAAAGAGAATATTGATTTTAAAGAAAGTACAATCAGATCTTAAAATTCATACTAAAACTGACTTGAATAAGATAACAAATATCATTTCGAGAGAAAAATTTAAAGCTTTATTTAGTCTTAATGAGATAGAAGAAGAAATTAAAAACAGTATTGAAAATATAGAGCTTTCAATTTTACTAAAATCGAATAATCAAAAAAGCATTCAGTTAACTTCAAAGCAAAATTTAGTTCAAACGAGTACAGTAAATGAACTTATAAAACATGATTTACTTGATAGGCTTTCAGAACTTGAATGTAAAATTCAAGACAAAATAACAGACTGGAAACAACGAAAAGACTTAATAGGTTGTGCTGCATTCTGTCAGCTTCTATTTGATAAAAAGTACTACATAAAAGGTTCTACAAATAGAAAATCGGTTAACACATTTGCATTAACCCGTTATGGTACTGATATTGAAACACAATTAAATAGTAGTTTTAATAAAGAAAGAGAAAAGCATAAAACACTACTTGCATGGGTTTTTAAATAATACACGTATGATACACGTACTATAAATTTTAAATCAATGAAACACTTTACAGGCTTGCATTTGCAAGCTTTTATTATGCCCGTATCTCTATAAAAGGCAAATTTCTATACATGGATTTTAATACACTTTTACATCGTTAACAACATCGGAATAGCTATTCCATTTTTTCAAATTATTCAATTTATTAAAATGGATTTTTCAAGTAAGAGAGTATTAACCTTTGATGAAGGGTGTACTTATTTAGGGTATGCAAAAAGTTATGTGTACAAATTAACCAGTGCCGGGGTATTGCCATTCAGCAAGCCCAACGGTAAAAGTATTTTCTTTGACCGTGAAAAGTTGGAAGCATGGATGCTATCAAATGAAAGCAGCAGCTTTGAAGAAAAACAGGTACAGGCAGCAACGTATGTGAACACCCATACAGCGCAAAGAAAAGGGGGTAAAATATGAGTGAACATATTAACCCCCTGAATGAAGACCAGGGCGAAGGTAAAGACAAAATTATTACCCCTCAATTTGATTTTACAGCAATAACACCGGACGACATTAGTAATGATGCTGAAAGACTAATTCAGCAAGGTAATGAAGCCAAAGAAAATAAAGGCTTATTCATAGTAAAGACTGGTAATAGATGGATTGAACAGGCTAAAACACGACCTATTCCCGAAATGTTATTTGGTGAATTTTGGTATGAAAGCGAACTATGTATATTGTTTGCTGATACTAATTTGGGCAAATCAATTTTAGCCGTTCAAATTGGTAACAGTGTTAGCAGGGGCGAACATATAGCAGGCTTTCAACTGGAAGCACCAAAGCAACCAATATTGTATTTTGATTTTGAGCTTTCAGATAAACAATTTGAAAGAAGATATTCAATAGAGTTTGAACAGCATTATGATTTTGACGACAACTTTATAAGAGTTGAAATAAACCCGGATGCTGTAGTTCCTGAAGGTCAAACTTTTGAAGATTACCTTAATACTTCTTTGGAGCGATCTATTATAGAAACATTTGCAAAGGTTTTAATTATTGATAATCTGACATACTTAAAAAATGAAACTGAAAAGGCTAAAGATGCTTTGCCATTAATGAAGCATTTGAAAGCCTTGAAAAATAAGTATGGACTTTCTATTTTAGCCCTTGCACATACACCAAAAAGGGATTTAACCAAACCTATTACCCGGAACGATCTACAAGGCAGTAAGATGCTTATTAACTTTTGTGATAGTTCATTTTCAATTGGTGAAAGCTATAAAGACAAAAATTTAAGATACCTGAAACAGATAAAGCAAAGGAATTGTGAACAGTATTATGATGCTGAAAATGTTTGTATTTGTCAAGTTCATAAACCTTTTAACTTCTTACAATTTGAGTTTGTAGGGTACGGAACAGAACGGGAGCACCTGAAGCAACCCACCGAAAAGGATAGAGAAAATGTAATTGAAAAGGTAAAGGAATTAAGCCAACAAGGTAAAAGCCAAAGGCAAATTTCAATTGAGTTGAGCATTTCATTAGGTGCAGTAAACAAGTATTTAAAAAAGTAGTGTTCACGACCGTTCACACTGTTCACACCGTGAACACCTTGAACACTGTGAACGGTTATGAACGTAAATATTAATCTATGAACTTATACAGATACACAATTAAACAAAGCAGAAATAGCAGTTCTGTAATTTATAAAGCTCTCTATTTTCTATCACAACTTTTAAATGTATTTTAGCCATGAACGAACATAAATACATTTTAGAGCCATACAAGGGAATGAACACCCGTTATAGATGCCCCGGTTGTCAGCATAGAGATAAAACATTTTCTTTATACATTGACAAAGAAACAGGGGAACACCTACACGAAAGCGTTGGAAGGTGCAACCGTGAAAGTAAATGTGGTTACCACTATACACCGAAACAATACTTTCAGGATAACAATATTTCTTTGGAAGCATGGAAGCCGAAACCATACAGCAAACCAATAACAGCAGCAGCCATTAAAAAGAATGTTTCCTTTATTCCTGTTGATACATTCAAAGCAAGCCTGAAAAGTTATGATGCTAATAACTTTACAAAGTACCTTGTTGATCTGTTGGGAACTACTGAAGCTGAAAAACTGATAAGCAAATATTTTATAGGAACTTCAAAGCACTGGAACGGGGCGACTGTCTTTTGGCAAATTGATATTGAAGGCAATGTAAGAACAGGTAAAATAATGCTATACAACCCCACTACAGGCAAAAGAATTAAAGTACCTTACAATCACATTGCATGGGTACACAAAGCCATTAAAGAGCCTGAATATAATTTACAGCAGTGTTTGTATGGTGCCCTCTTGTTTTTTTGGAGGTAACCAGTTTATTTTTTGTTTAATTATAACCTCTTCTATTTTCGTGCTTATTTGTTTATCAGTAAGTTTATTTGTCATAACTGAAAACCGAACTCCATCTTTATCTACTATCTGAACATTGCCATGATCTGCTATTATTGTAACTTCATCACCAGGAAATGCCTCAACCCAATCTTTCTTAATATGCTCTATTAGGAATGGCATTTAGAATGCTGTTTTATTAAAGTTGTCGATAACGTCTCCAGCATCTGCTACATAAACTCTTTTACCAGTAGCTGCTTGAATGATTTGTCTAAATTGTGTTGCATTGCTATTGCCATCACTAAGGTGTATTAGTACTATGTTTTGAACCTTGCTGAGATCATTAGCTAGAAGCGTTTTCTTACATGTTTCAATTGACATGTGAGATTTGAATATTCTATTTCTTAGGAAATCTGGAGAAGCTCCATTACGTACTCTCTCCTCAATTATTTCCTGACTGAAGTTTGCTTCGATGATTATGTTATGGATGTTTTTAAAAGTATCCTTTACATAGTAGCTATCAGTAATGAATAGAACATTTCCACATTCAGGATGGTTAATAATAAATCCTAAAGGTTCTGCCACATCATGTTCAATCTTAAATGGCATCACTTTAAATGGCCCAACATTGAATACTTCACCTTCCTTAATTGTATGAAGTCTGTGATGTCTTACATCAAGCTCCAGTGCTCTCATTGTACCTCTGGAAGTATATACTTCAATACCAACTTTCAAAGCATCTACAATACCCTTTGCATGGTCTCCATGCTCATGTGACACTATACATCCTGCGACATTATCAAATGAAAAATTAAGCGCTTTCTTAATTTCATTGATAGTAACACCACACTCAATTATAAGTGTATCAGTATCGTTTTCAAGAAGGTAGCAGTTACCTTTAGAACTGCTACCTAGTACTACTAGTCTCATTAGAATGGAGTCTTTTGTTTTACAGGCGCTTCAATTACTTGCTCTTGTTTTTCAATCTCAGGTTGTTGTGAATGATTCTGAACTTGAACATTCTCTTCCTCCTCAAATCCAATAGATTCACTACCAGAAGCTGAGTTTGCATTTTCAGCAATCTCCTGTTTTACTGCAGCAGTAACTGGAGTCTCAGCTTGAATTGGTTCATCCTCGAACAGATCGGCATCATCACTACTATTGATAATTGATTTTACAGCTCTATTAATCACAGTTTTACAAGCCATCTGATCAGGAAAGTTTTTGTGTGCTGGTGACTGTCCTTTAGTTGGTCCCTGATTCCAAGCTGCCTGAATCTGTTTCATATTCATGATCTCAACATTCTTGGATCCATCTTCCATCTCAATGATGGCATATGCACCTTTTACATTTCCACCATAACTATCAAATGAAGATTCATGCTTAAGTATTTTCCTGCGACCGGTTTCAGTATCAACTTGAAAAGCGAAATCTTCACCATCATAAATAGCATTTGCCGTTATCGATTTAAGACCATATCTTTTAGCAACCGCAATACTGCCTTGGTACTCTCTTTGACATACCAGGCTATTACCATATGCAATAAATGAACACTGTCTCTTCATTGGGTTCAAACCCTGAACAACCATCTTCAATAATGCATTTGCAATACTCTCTTTGGTACAGGCATTAAGAATAGGTGTATTGTTTCTATCTTTCAAATCGGCAAGAATTAAAGCTGCTGCTCTAACTGCATTTGCAGCTGAATAGTTAGGTGGAATCCTCATAGCTTCAGCTTTCTCCAACTCCTGAATTCTATTTAGAGTCATATCTACGATACTAACCTCTCTCTTTTGAACTTGCTGATTATTTGTTTGTGCCACCTGATTATTGTTTTGTGCTGGTGGCTGTTGATTTACTTCTGACATTGTATAAAATTTATTAATTGAAAATTGATTAAGCTACTCTTAGTTTTTTATCAGGTTCTGATACAATCAGATTTACTATTTGAGAATCGCACTCAATTAGGTTGGTTACTGATTCTCTGTTATCTATGAAGATTGGTGCGTAGATATCATAATGCTTACATAGAACATTAATTATATCAATACCAGCATTAATCTTAGCTGCATTGTTAGCATCGGAGAAAGGAACTCCATTAATAAGTGCTTCGCAACACTCAACCTCTCCACCATTTACCTGTTGAGCAAACATTTTGAAGGAAACATATTTGAATCTTCCATTGATACGGCTTTCCATTGTATCAATCTTTGCTTTAGTGAAATTCATGATGGCAAACTCATCACCTTCTAATGAAGCAAGTTCCTTTGCCAATTTTGTTTCTTGCTCAGACAGTTCCTTAATTCTGTCCTCAGCCTTTTGAATCTGCTGTTCTTTCAATAATTCAGTTTGAATAACCTGTAACCTAGAATTTAATTGAACCCTTTGTGACTTAAGCTCTTCATTTGACTGTATAGGAGGAAACACCGGAGCTGCAATAGTTTTTGTTTCTAAGGTGAATAATTCAATCTTGACACGTTGATACTCATTGTTTCCAGAAAGTATATCTTTTATGATATCCTCCTCACTTTTCTTAGGTTTAGAAGCATCTTGCTGTAATATTTCAAGACTTGATTGTAGGTTACTGATATCGGCTTTTAATTCATCAATAGCCTTATTACCATTTACAATTTTGGTAGTAAGCGTTTCAATTTCTGCTTTTAACCCATTGGCTTGTGAAACAATAGACTGTAACTTATTAAGCTTATTGGTATTGAATGAAGTTTGAAGCTCTTCTCTTTTTGTGTCAATATCACCTGCAGGAAGTGACTGATTACATGTTGGACATGTACATCCAGATTCATCAAATGAAAACTGACTTTCATCGATTGTAACATATTCAGCCCTGAGTTTATCAAGTTCGATATTCTTCTGATCAATCTGAGATTGAAGATTAGTAATGGAATTACTATATCTTTCTTCCTCCAGTTTCTTATCAGTGACTTTATTAATCAAGGACTTAATCTCCCCATCAGTATTATCAGAAAGATTCTTTGCCTGGCTCTTTGCTTCGAACTCAAAATTCTGAATTTGTGATTTTAACCTGAAGATAGATTGTTGGTTTGTAGAAATCTTCTGATTGTATTCATCTGTAATTGAAGCTCGGCGCTTATTCTCTTCCTGCATTTTTGCAATCTCATCACTCAATGAATTATCAATAGTTTGTAATTCAGCTTTGATAGATGATTCTTCTAAACGAATTGAATCGAAATTAATATCTCCAGGAATTCCTCTACGAACTTCATCAATTCTGGATGGGATATTCTCTGCTTCTTCCTTAATTCTTTTCTTCTTCGCTCCAAGCTCTCTCTTATATTCATCCAATGATTTACCCATGTTAAGAGCATATATTAGATTGTTGAAAGAAGCTTTGTTTGCCGCTGTAATTATCGAATCGAATACTTCATCATTACTAATATTACCTGCGATAGATAAAAGGATTTGACGGCGTTCTTGCCACTTTAATGAATTGAAGTAATGAGGATTGCTGATCATCTTAAACAGATTCTCATCAACGATATCTTTAATCTTATTATTGAACTCACTCTCTTTTAATGGCACATCATTCCAGTAGTAGATGTTCTCATCACCACTATAGTTTTCTGAAAGCTCTCCACGTCGCTTAACCCATTTCTGGCGAAGGACTTTTTTAACTACTATTTCCTGACCATTTACTTCGATGTTTGCAGATACTTCAGCTTCCATTTTAGGTATGAAGTTGTTATGCTTATCTAAGCGCTTAACTTCAAACTGAGCTTTGCCATCACTGTTCTTCCCAAAGAATAACCAAAGGAAAGAATCAAACACTGTTGACTTACCGGTGCCATTTTCACCGAACACATTTGTGATGTGTTTAAAATCTGTCTCGAACTGAGCAATCCCCTTGAAATTTGTGATTCTCAGATTTTTTAATTTGATTTGCATTTTGATTTACATTATATGTGAGTAATTGCCTCTGTTACAGCAGGGGCTTTTTGTTTATAAAAACTTCTTTAAATCATTATACCATTCGCCATAAATACGTGAAAGAGCTTCCGAGTTATCCTCGTTAACTTGTTTTAGCTGTTCAATTATCTTATCAACACTAACCCCTTGTTTCAATCCTTCTAAAATTGCCATTCCTAATATTGAAGTGTAGTCTACCTTACTAATAATGTAAGTTTTATACCACTCTCTATTCTGCTTCATTACTCTCCGTTGGTCAACATATAGCGCTACAAGCATGATAAACAGAAAAGCTATTATTACAGGATGCATTTGTGCTAGTTGGTTCATATTAAGCGGCTTTTACTTGTTTTAGAATGCTATCAGATAACTCATTATAGTTTTTAGTGATATACTCCTCAATCTGTTTATTTTGGTCTGGAGTGTAAAGAGTATGATCATATTTCAACTCTTCAACTATTTGGTAGCTGTCAAACTTTTCTGTTCCAAATTCATGGTCGAAAGAATCGTTCTCAGTTATAACACTTCCTTCGCATTCAATAACTAATTCTTCGTTATTGATAGTGATATTTAATTCGTATTCGTGTATCATGGTTCTACAATCGTTTTAATTATAAAAAATATTATTCCTATGATCACGGTCGCTGGTATGATCCAGGAGTACTCATGATTAGTTACTTTCAGTGCGTTTAATACTCTTTTCATGTTTGAAAATTTTATGATGATTGAATAAATCCTAGTTCAAACTGCTAACTCCTATAGGAGCTACAGTCAATATCTTAGTCTTAGCAAAACCATATATACTTTCAGTCCTTAGCTTATCCTGCATATTCTTAGCAGAAGCCATACGATCTATGTACTGTTGCTTTTGAAAAGCCATTAACTCTATTTGTGATGGCATTACTATGCCATGGAATGTCGTGTTTTTCATTATGCTACCTTTTTTAGTTCTTTAATCATTGTTACTGCTGCAATAGGTTGTTTATCTTCCAGCACTTCGAGGTGAACAAATCCCTCGTCCTCGTTCATCTTAACTACATAATTCTTATCGTATAAGGAGCTCATACCGTGGATAAACCCTTCAATATTTATCATTGATACTAACTTCTTACACTTGTTGTTATTGTCAATAATCTGAGCTAACAACTCCGTGAGAGTGTTTGATTTTACAATCGTAATTCTGTACTGGTTCATATAGCTTTATTTAATTTTGTTCAATCGTTAATCTTTCTTTGTAAGCATCCAGGCAGGCAATCTGTAATAATCTACTTACCTCTTTAGGATTGCTTAACAACATCCATCCTGCAGAACCACCATCTTTACGGGTTGGCATGTAAAACCATGTGCTTAGGATGGTAACTTGTTTCATTCCGTATTTCACCTCTCCTATTATTGTTGCTTCTACTACCATTGTTTTTTCTCCCACTACATACTGAGGAGGAATGTTGTAGATTATTCTCATTTGCTTTACATTCTGCATTTCTGTAATCGTTTAAACTGTTTTCAAATTCAATCCATGCTGCATCATTATCTATAATGCTAATAGCAGCCTCGACTAATATGTCAAATGGATTAGGCTGTTGCATTTAATAGTTCTTTTCTTTTTTCTATTTTGCCCGTTAAGAACTTTAATAGAGAATCAGCAAAATCTATTTTAGCACCCTTACCATTAAAGTACTTTGATACTGTAGCGATGTCGCAATTCAATTCTGAACAAGCATCTCGTCTATCCTGAGCAGTTACTAATGGAGCAATCTCTTTTAGTCTTTCACTGTAAGCTTTTAATATATCTTCCTTACTCATTATGATTTATTATTTAATTTTATTATCTTTGTTTTACAATGACAATGCAAATAAATACAAACTTTTTCAAACAACCAAAACTTTTACAAATATTTTTAAAAATATTTTTTAATACTATTATTTAAAGTATGGAAAACATAGAGTTAATAAGGGTTGTACAAGATTTATTTGATAAAAAAATAATTTTTACAAACAAGGATATTTCCGACAAGACTGGATATGACAAATCAACTATATCCCCATATTTGAACGGAAAAGTAAAAGCGTCACGTAAGTTTATAAACGCCTTTGAAATGGCTTTTAATGTCAAAGTATTTTCTAGTTTGGGAATTACGGAACAAAATACAAACTTTCACAAACTACTTTTAGAAAAGAAGCTATCTGAAAATCCAAATTCCGTTATTTATACAGATTCGGACTTTTCAGCAGGAAATTCTATTGAGTTTTTCGATGACAACCAAATGATACAATCTGCTTACACAATGGATATTCCAGAATTTAAAGGAACTGTTGCGTTTAGAGCTTATGGGGATAGCATGGAACCGTCAATTAAAAGTGGGAGCATTGTATTTGCTACTAAAATAGAGGACTGGATTAGCCACCTGGAGTATGGGCAAGTCTATGGAATTGTTTGTAATGATAACCGCCGTTATCTAAAGTACATTAGGCGAAGTAAGAAAGAATCGACACACTTTTTATTGAAGTCAGAAAATGAGTTTTACGATGATTTCGAGTTGCCGAAGGATAAAATTAAAAACATCTGGCTTATACATGGATGGTTAAACAAAAGAACTTAAATACATTTACAATATAAATTTATAATTATGAAACAGTTATTAACTATTGTTTTTCTGTTATTGTTTACCACATCTTATTCTCAGGTAACAGTTAATAAACTTCCTAAACAAACGCTTATCGGTTCTAGTTGGGGACTAATACCTAATGTTCATTTATACCAAAACCTATTTGATAATGGCGATACGACTTATTCTTTAGTTTATGGCGATGAGCAATATAAGTCTATACCAGTAGTTAATACAATAACATTTATTGGTGGTACCAAATGTTTAGACGATTGCTACAGCATTTTAAATTCATTAATTGATTCTACGAAGGGAACTGAAATATCTTTCAACCTAAGCGAAAATAGGATTACAGCTTATGTAGTGCCCACTTTATATGGTCATGTATTAAATCTTACTATTACTGACATTATTGGCACTAAAGGTAAATGCACATTAAACAGAAAATCAATTAAAAAGCTATTTAACAAACAAGATAACTAATACTCAATGCCCCAAGCTGTAGCCTATTGCCGATTATCTGACGCTAATGAACGTTCAGGATCTATAGCCAACCAAAAGAGAAAGGTTATAGAATACTGCGAAAGATACGGACTGGAGCTTTTACAGACTTTTGTGGATGATGGCAAAAGCGGATGGACCTTTGATAGACCAGGATTTAAAGAACTGGAGGACTTCTGTAAAAAGAATAAGGCTATTCAATACCTTATAATTCCTCACTTTGATAGGTTTAGCCGTGCCGATCCTATAGATGCCATGGTTAAGGAAAGGTATTTCCGTGATAAACTGAATGTAAAAGTATTACAGGTAAGCGAACCTCCCGAAACCGATGTACTTAACCCAACTTACCAGATAATAAGATTCATGCAGGCTTTCGTGGCCAATGAGGAACGAAACAGAATAATTGACAGAACTATATCAGGTATGCGTCACAGCCTTATGAATGGCAGATACTGCAGCAAAGCACCATTTGGATATCTGAATAGCCATGATGAGAATAACAAGCCTATAATAGTAATTGATAAAGACAAAGTAGATATTGTTAAGACTATCTTCAGAGATTATATTGCGGGTGTACCGGTGGAAGAAATACGCTCAAAGGTTAAAAAGCAAGGGTTTAACCAGCAAGGCCGTTCCTCTATTCAACGTATTGTAACTAATCCGCTTTATGCTGGCCTTATCAGAGTCCCGGCATATAAACACCAACCTGAAGCAATTGTAAAGGGAATTCACGAACCTATAGTATCTGAAAGTGATTACTGGTCCTGCATTGATATCGGCAAACCTCATAAGTTTCATCAGACTGAGGATGTGCCATTGAAAGGAGTGCTGCACTGTGAATGTGGTAAACTGTTTACAGCTGCTCCATCGAAAGGAAAGTTGGGTAAATACTACTGGTACTATTTCTGTAATACGCATAGAAAAGGGAATTACTCTGCTATTAAAATTCACACTTCATTCGTTCAGCTGCTGCAGGCGCTATCTTTTACAAAGGAGGAAGCCGATTTGCTTAAAGTTAAATTCATTGAAGGGATGGAGAAATTTAAGCAAGAAAAAGGCAAAGCTTTAATGACTATCGGACTAAAGATCAATAAAGTTGAAAGTCAGATAACCCAGATAGAAACAAAATATTTACTAAATAACGTATCTGAGGAGACTTATAAAAAGGTTATCCAGGAAAAGAGAATTGAATTGTCGCATCTGAGTAATGAAAGAGTAAAGTATGAAGCTGATAATACAGTGCTGAATCAGCGAATGGAAAAGATATTGTCTGTTATTACCGATATCGCATTTATGTGGGAGCGAATGCCACTGGATTTAAAGCAGAAGTTTATTAAAGTGGTGTTCGGTCAAAATCTTCAGTATACAGGCGGGACTTACCGAACTCAATATTTGCACCCTGCTTTTCTTCCGAAAGCCTTGATTTTAAAAGAAAAAGGGCTGCTGACATTGTCAACAACCCTTTTAAATTCAGAGGTATTACTACCGAGTGCCCCATCGTTCACAGCAGCCGAACCCTCGATATTAGATTTAACAGACCTTTATAGCATTTTTGGTGAGTTGGTGGCGTAAAAAAAGCGTAAGTAGCGACCTTACGCTTTAACGACAATGAAATCAAAAAACATTTGTCCTAAATGTGGCTCACAAAAATAATGTATTCTTACATTTAAAATGTTTTCTGCAGTTTTAAGCATACCAACACTACAGAAACGTCGGATAATTACGGACAAGAAGCCGCTGCAGCGCTTAATAGTCATACTACTACTTCCATGGTTGCTAAGGTTTACGACCTCAACAACTGGAAACGAACACACGAAAGTTTGAAAGATGTAGGCGGGAGTTTTGTTTAATACATACCAAGTCCTATACCTAGCAATTAAGGTAGTTTAATCAATAGCGATTAACTCGGTAAATAACAGCATCCACATACCTAATGGATAGAAAACTTTTTTTGCTTTCGCTTTGCTATGGACTGAGTTGTTGACTTGTAAAACATTGCTCAGATTTTTTGTTTTCTATATTCCCCTTCTTATCACCTATAAGAAGGAAGCTGTTTATACCTCCGATTATTTACGAATTGCACGTGGGATTAATGAGAATGTAAACCCGTTTTCTAATTATGTAATAGTGGGAATAAAAAAGCCCCAAAGGTGATGCACTTTGAGGCAAATTTGAAAAGGTGTGAACTTTTAAAACTCACCCGAATACGTATGCATCACTATACCTAATCGGATAACTAAGGCAAAGATAATACTAATTTATTTAGTATGCTAATTTTATTAGTAATTTATTTTTTCAGACTTTGCAAGTATTGATTTTACTGGGAAATATTGAACAGAGGGAAATTGATTTCTGTCTGTTACTTATACCCGTACTTGACCAAAATATTTATCAAAGGCTCAATATGTTTTTCTGGTAATGCCCTCCCCCTTATGAATTGCGTAAGTGTTCGGGTTGGTAGTTTTGCTTCTTGCTCCAGAATCGTCAATTTTAGCGCTGGTCTTTCTGTGAACCATTGGCGAAGTAATTTCTCATTCATACTAATTCTTATCTAATTGTGAACTTACAAAATTTCTGTACCAATCGCCGCATTCTCTCAATAGCTGCTCTTCTTGCACACCTTCTAAAATATACAATTGCGCTGGCACTGTCTGCCTTACCCATATTAAAGCTAAAGGATTTGTGCAGGTGATATATAATTCATTAGTAGCAGGGTCGGGGGTCGGCAAGAATTTTGGATACTTAGGTACTGATATTTTATTGGGGATTGCCATATATTTGCTTTTTAATTTTCTTTTTTGAAAGTTAATTTGATAAGGCGGGAGTGATTACCCGCCTTTATTGTTAGTTATTCTGCGATTTCTGTTAATTCAATTCTGTAATCGAAACCTCTACCGCCTGCCTCTAAGTTCATTTCTGCATCTGTCCAAGTCTGAGGAATATTTAAAGAATCGCACACATCTAAGAAGTAACTGTATGCTTCTTTATGATTTGTAAACTTTCTGTTCTTTGAAGATTTGTCAATTGCAGAATTACCCATTTTAGAAACTGTAACTGCGAATGTTTGATTTGTACTTTTCATTTTCTTTTTTTTGTGAGTGATTAGCTCCGATTATTAATTTGATACTGCAAATATATACCTTTGTTACATATTTGTAACAATTAATGTGTTAAAGTTTTCTAAATAAAAAAGGCAGCTATAGAATTAGCCGCCGATGTATATAGTATTAGTACGTCCTTATTCTGTTATCCAGTCATAAAACTGCTTTACGTTCAACATGTACTGATCTGCAGCTTTCCCCGAACCATTATAGTGCTTAATCGCTCCCCACACATCATCTGTTTTGCCAATCTTTAAATTCAATTCCATTATAACTCGCTCTATACAATGGTCTATTGATTTCCATTGCTGTTCTTCAAAGAAAACTCTATCTTCTTTAATTGCCTGTATGTCGTACTGGAATATGCCATAAGCTTTATACAGCCAATTTCTAGGACTCCACCCTTTCATTGTCCTGTAAACATTTCCTGCAGCAACTAATTGAGATGCTAATGTTGGATAGTCCTTTTCAAATACTGCCAAGTTTTGCGGCCAAACATTTCTAACTGTGTCGGGTTGGTCTCCAGTTGGATCTGATACACATGCAGCAAGAATCTCATCAGGAGAATGTTTATCAATCCACATTATCCAATCTCCTGCGCTTTCCTGGCAAGCAATAGCAATTAAATGATCTGCAGTAAATTTAGAATCTTGTGTTGCTTCTTTTAGCTTATCTCCGAAATGCTTTTCCATCCAGTTGGCAGCTAAGAGAGTCTGCTGTTTTGTTAATGGTAAATCCATATGATTAAACTATTTTATATTTAATATTCTCGTCAGCTTTAAACAATATAAATACTCCAGCTTTTTCTTTGCCGGCAACAATTAAGCTGCCGTCTTCTCTTGTGTTATTTACAGTAAGTTGCTGTCCTTTTCTAGCATAAAGATTAGAACCCGATTTAGTTTTTACACCCGCTATATCTTGAAGGATTAGGACTTTCATTAAAATGGAAGTTTAAGTTTTGGGTAATACTGCAGAATATGGGCTTTCAACATTTCCAAATTAATAGCATATTTGGTAAAATCTGTATTAGTTGTAAACTCATTTGGTGCTAACCAGGACTCAACTTTATTATCGTAAGTTATCACCTTCCAATAGAAGTCTGGTTGCAGTACTTTGCCCATGGTACTATCGCTATATAAGCAACCAGTATAAACATAAATACTGTCATGCGTAGGAGCTAAAGTTTTGAGAACGTACATCTCCAGTTTTTCCCAAGGATGCTCATTAAAGAAAGGATACTGAGGTGCAGTATTTGTGTAGTACATACTTTCTTTGGCAGCTTCTAAATCAAAGTTGAAAGCCGTAAATGGTGAAAGATGTCCTTTATCACGACCGTGTAAGCGGTCAAAGTTCTTATTGAATGCTTTATACTCGTTATCATTTGCAACCTGATAGCGGGCATCTATTAACGGGTCCTGATGGAAAGATGCTGTTGTTTTCCTATCTATTTTTACTGTAGATGTTGCATGAACTGTTGTCTGAATATACCAGCTTATTAATGGACTTTTTAAAACAGTGTCATACTCTAAGGTATAATACTTATGATGAACAGTAATTGTGTGTTGTGCGAATACACAACTAACTAAGGCAATGCTCATTGTGAGCAGGAGTAATACTTTTTTCATATTGTTTTATTTTAGTGAATTTTTTCTTCAAAATATTTTGGTAATTCATTTAGAGCGTAGTCTACCACCGCTAAAGCTGATACTATTATTATTCCAATAAGTAAGACCATAATTTATAATTTACAGTTTTGTTATATTAATAGAAGCTGGCATCTCTCAGAACTAATCCTGTAAGGCGCTCGCAAATACCTAACCAAAGAAACTTTAGTAACACTGTCTTTCTTTTGCACTAATTATACTGTCAATAAGTACCGTTAGCATGTTATTTAATTTATTAGTTATCATTTATTTATCACTCTGACAATTACTACATAAAAATGTAATCATTACCAGCTTCTTATAATACTTTCATCAATTTTTCTACAATCCTTAGCCAAAGAAGTGTTTAAGCTTTTATTGCTTGATTTAATTCTTATTTGCGCTATTGCTATTATAAATGCGTAAGGATTACCAAGTAAACTATTCCTTTTGCATCTATCCATAAAATACAGATAACATTCCGCTTTAACACTATCCCATCCTCTCATTGTTATCTCGGAATCAATCTTATTCCAAAGAGCTTTTAAAACCTTATCATTTTTAGTAAGGTAGTACTTTTTTAAGTCCTCATCTTTAGCTTTCAAATACGCCTCTTTAGGATCAAGCTCTATTTTATTTCTGCCTTTACCTAATGGGCAATTTTTACGATTAACTTTTAAGTTAAGTGCAAAAATTACATTAGACACCCAAACGAGATTATCGGCAGAACAATTAAGAGGGTTATCATCTTTAAATATTATTCTTGAATAACCGTGAGGATTAGATACATATTTTGTAGCTACCATTGTAGCGAGTCCGTAACCTTTTACAATTGCCTGCTGCCTCCCAGTCTTAGACTGTTTAATTCTTATAGTAGCTCCTTTTACTCTGCCATGTTTATCAATAGAAAAATTTTCAGCTTTTAACTGTTCACGGTACTTGTTAACTATACCCAAAGCATCTTTATATTGTTGTTCTGTTATCAATTTAAGATTGTTCCTTTTTTCTTCTCCATCCTGCAAGCAGAGCAAATACGCCCGTAGCTTCAGGATTGAAGTATAAATAAATCTTTGCTGATATGTAAACAATAATACCTACCAACACGGCTAATCCTATCCAATCTAATAAACCGAATCCTGACTTCTTAACTATATCTTTAACGGCTACTTGCTTAACTAAGTGTGTGCTGTCTGAAGTATGAATAGTATTAACCTTAGTAACTGCTGAATCGCTTGTTTTGTGCTGCTCAGTTGTCTTACTGTCCTTTATCTTTATGGACTTTATCGGAGTATTGGAAGTAACGGTATAACCGCCCTCTTTATTTGGTTGTATGGTTACAGAATTACCATCGCTGTTACTATTTTTAATAAAACCTTTATCTTTTACGGTATCTCTATAAACCCACTTAGGTGTCCAAGTAGAACTATCGCCACCGACCAACTCCACATCTATACTGCTGCTGTCACCAGTAGAGCTGCCCTCAGACTTATTTAGGTCAGATGTATTAACACTGGCACTATCCACCTTTTTAACCGTTGCTGAATCAATAGAAGTCTTAGTTATGTGCTTATTGACATTGCACCCACTAAAGATGAATGCCAGTGCTATCATAGCGCAAAACATCAAAGCAACTAATGCTAATATTCTTGCAAACTTCATATTAAGATGTTTTAGTTTCAGTATTGGTGTCTGCTGATGCCGATGGCGCTGGTGTTCTGTTAACCAACGACACTATTTGAGCCACGGTTGCAACCCCGGACATCACAGCAATGAATATCAATGTTGAATGGTACATGTCCAATATCTTGTCCTCGTACTTATATGATGCCCACATAAACACTACTACAGAAGCTATTGCAGCTATTACACTAATAAATCTTTTATGGGAAATATTACCGCCTTCCCCTAGCATTGATTCTATAAACTGTTTCATATAATTATTGTTTTCTGTCTTGTTTATCCTTAAGGATTAATTTAATATCATTTATCCCAGTCTGAAGCTCATCCAGCTTATTCTCCAGCTTGTCCTTCCCTTTCTCTAACACCCCGATTCTATCTTCATGAATTACAAGTGTATCATGGCTCTTTAATGAGTAACCACCAACCCAAATAATTATCGGAATAACTATCAATAAAGCTTCTCCTATTTTAACTCCTCTGTTTAGTGCTCTTTGGTTTATGTTATTGTTTGATGGTGACATTCAGATTAGTTTATAAGGTTCAGAATAGAATTAATTACTAATATGCAAACCATAAACATTCGCTGTTGCTAAAGGCAATAGTCTTAGTGCTGTTGTGTTTGCATATTTTAAAGTGGTTGTGTCGGGTAGATTAAAGCTAACTACCTTAATTACCGAACCGTTAGGAGTTGCCACCCCTTTATAGGTTGCTACTGATTGCACCTTTACAGAATTACCCGTAATCTGAAAACCTTGAACATTAATAACGTTAACGATTACGCCACCTAAAGTAGTGCTATCAACGTTAATTACTAACTGCTTTTGTGGTTGATTACCACCGTAAGTAGGTCTTTGTGCGTTTGCTACTGAAATACTTGCTACTAAAATTGCAATTGCGAAAATTACTTTTTTCATTTTTATTTTTGTTTAAATTGTGAACTATTGAAATGCGGGTATCTGTGTAGGTATTCCGTTGATTGAGACATTTATATATACAGGAGTTGTAAGGGTTGGTGCGCCCGATACGGTTGCGCCTAACAACCAATTAGGGCTTAACGTTCCCGAACCTGCTACTGCATCGGTTGTTTTCATTCCAGCTACATCTACATAGAATGTTTGATTACCACTTGTCTTATCTGCTATGTAGAA